TTTCACCAGGGCCTCAGAAGAAATGAGAGATTCCAATTGGTATCAACAGAACACTAATAGAGTAGAAGAACTAGCCGTGTTTATGGACTCGGGATTAAATCCTAAATAATTTTAATGCTCCTGGGTATTCCTTTTGTCCTGGTAATCCATCCTTTTTTCTCTAAAGCAGTTACTATAACAAAAACTGTAGATAATTCTGTCTTAGTTATCTTTCGCATCTCTTCATAAGATGGGCTAATGTCATTTTCCTCTTGGAATTTTTTGATAAAATCATATACGAGTTTTTGCTTACGAGTACGGCCTTGTTTTTCTGTAACTTTATACGATTCATTTTTAGCTACTTCTTCAATAAAAGTTTTTACGACATCATTTTTATTTTTTATCATTTTTTAAACCCTCATGTTCCATATAATATTTAACTAAAAAACAAAACACTTGTGCCTTACTAAGTTTCATACCAATAGTTTCCATTAATTCGTTTTGTATTTTTTGAAAAACCTCCCATCCAAAATCATCAAATTGTATAGATTGTTGTTTCTTGCCGTTATTCCTATTTATAGCAATTCTTTTTATATTGTTCTTCATAATATTTCCTCCACCTTTATAGACTTGGCCCTGGCTGGTGGCGAGTCATTGACAGTATAACCCTTTCTGCCTTTAGTCATGCCCCAGGTAATCTTATAATTTTTGCCCTCACCTACCTGGTGAATAGCTAATTTATCCATAAGTTTTTTAGTAGCCTCGTCTTTTAATTTATTTGCAGCTGATATAGCAGCCTTCGCAGCTTGTAACTGCTCGACTAAATCTTCATCATCCTTATCTAAAGATATAGATGGCAAATCTTCTTCAGAATTTGCATATACAAGTGCGCCTTCATTAGGAGAAAATATATTATACCAATCAACAACTCCTTCTTCTTGATAAACATGCAGCTTATTTTCAAATTCTATTACTTCATTTTTTATTACTGATTGAATGCTTGGGTCAGATTCATAAACATAAACTATATGTTTAGTTCCCTGGTATAAAACGGATACTGCACCCCAGGAATAACCAGTACACATCATTAATCCCTGGATTTGTATTGGACCTTTAGCTGGGTCAGGTTTATCAGATGGATAATTTCCAGTAAGTTTAGCCTCAAGTACTCCTAGCCCTTCTATATACATAGAGTCTATAATATTTCCATCTTTGCCTATACAATATATTCCTTTCTCTTTATCAGAAACTATAAGCTGCGACTTTGTATTTGCAATACCATCTAATGACCCTTGTAATGGTAAAAATTTATGTTTGACGGGTTCACTTAGGCCCGTATTTAAATCAAATAATTTTAATTTTCTAGCAGCATATTCTAAATTTAATGTTTCTGTTACATTGCCAAAATGTATTGCATCATTACTTATAACGGGACGAATATATCCTGGTTCTAAAGCATCAATAGATTTTTGAAGTTCCTGGTTAGGTGAAGAATATTTTTTATTAAATCCTAATAATCCAGCCAGCCTGGAACAACTCATGGTTACATCATTAGTTAATTTTCCAACGGCAATTTTTGTTTTTATCATTGTGCTATCCCCATTGCTACTAAAGCTAATGGAAATATATAAATGATTCCTAGCATGATTATTGCAAATGCAATACAATCTTTTAATAGGCTGAATGACACTAACTTAGTAAGCCTATTCAGCTTATTTACTTTAACAACCGCCCTACTATCGCTAGTAGGTAACACTTTTTTGTTGTAATATACATTATGCGCCTTGGACTTCCTCAACCTATGCCAAGGGCCTAGCCAAACATCCCTTAGTTTTCCATCTGCATCCCCTTGTGAGAAAGTGTTTCCAGAAATTACTTTAAATAGTTCTAAATGGTGTTTCATAATTTTTCCTTTCAAAATAATCAGTTACACGAATCAAACGGTGGAAAATTTTGACATACTATATATGGTACTAACGACAACCTCTAAAATCCAGACCTTTTATAGGAGAATATCCTTCGTCAGCTGTTTCAATTAAATTCCTATGCAACTGATATAATACAAATTTACAATAGCTTACTTTTTGAAACTGATTCATAGATTTATTTGCTAATACGTTTTCAAAAGTTTTAGCTACTTCTTTAAATTGTATCATAGTAGTTTTAATATGGTCATTACATAACATTGGAACTGTAATTCTATTGCAGCTGCCTCCAGCTACTCGCCTGGAATAAGATTCTCGATTTTGAAATTCTTTTACTTTAGTATCGTATGCCATTTTATTTCCATCCCCTTTCTAATTTTATACTAATTAAATACACCATGAAGTAAACTCTAAATGTTAGACTAAAAAATAGACTAAAATTTAGATTTACATTTATCTCCATTTAGATTTTGTTTTTTGTCTTTTAACAACATCTTCTACTCTATCCTCAAATGCCTTCATTAAAGTGTAGCCAGCGGTAAAACATAATCCTCTGTAGCGAGATGGATTTTTTATTTGGCACAATTCTTTAGAATCAATCCCATCTTTAACTATTCTTAGTAACGTATCTTTGTTTCCCATGCACATCTTATTTACCAGGGCCATATTAACTAAATCTTTCCGTCTATCTAATTTGCAATGATTTAATATGTAAGCTGGTAAAGCATGATACCTAGACACAATAGCTAAATTACCTATTACTCTATGGTCTAAAGTTAAGTTCCATCTTTTTCTAATATTATTGTATGATGATGTTGTTAAGGTCGTGTTAAAAGCTAATCTATCTAAACTCCATTGCTTATGATTAGTCTTTTTTCTATCTTCCCAAACAACTACTGGATAACCATCTCGTTCTCTAAATAATTTACTAACCATAAATCCCCCCCCG